CTCGCTATCCTGCATCTGCATAGTGTTTTTTGCTATTTCTGGCAATTCCATTTTTAAGCCTTTATTTGGTTTTCCTGTCCATCCGTAATATTCTCTATAAATAATCAATGAGTCACGAGGGAAAGATATATGTTTACCATTTATATTTATAAGACTTCCGTCACTTATAGCACCCCATAACACGCCAAAAGGAGCGGAATATCCCCAGTCAAAACCTCTAATTTTATACCAATCGTGAGGGATTTCAAAATCTTTTATAATATGGATATTTTTATTAAATGTGTCAAAATAAGCTCCCTCAATAGCATCCCAATCCCCTTCAAGCATTGCTTTTGCTAATGCACCGCCCAAACCTAGTAATTTATGTTTATATAGTGGATCACTTTCTGTCATAGTGGGGTTATCATTTAGTTTTGCTGGTATAAACTGTCTTCTCATCCCCCCTTCTTCATCTGGCATTTGATAAATTTTCAAAGGATCTTTATTGTCTATAAATTCACTTTTAACAAACTCATGCCCTACCCCTCCAGGATTTGAACCACAAATTATTCTCGGTAAAGTTTTTGGTAAAAATTCTGGCATATTTTGAGGGTAAACAAGGCCAGCAACCCTACATCTTGCTCTTAAAAACTTATAAATGAAATCTGTAAAATGTGTTAATTCATCTATCAATAAAATATCTATCTCCGCACCTTGATAATTATAAACATCTTTCTCGTGTTGGCAGTGGCATAAATGTATCATTGACCCATTTTGAAAAACTATTTTACCCGTTGATTCATTAACTTTAACTTGCTTCTTTTCTATCAAAGGTGAAAGAACGCTTAAAAATCCATTTTTGCCGTAGAGGTGGTTTTTTTTTAAATCTTCTGTTTTTCTTCTAAATAAATAAATTTGAATATTTGGAATAAATCCAGCGTAAGCAATAGCGACTGTTCTCATGCAATGGGACTTACCACCACCAGCAGCACCACCATATAATATTTCTGTTGCATCACTCATAAAGCATTGTGATTGCTTTAAATGTAAATCAAATTGCATATAGCTTATTTAATTAATTTTTTTTTAACTTCTTCTAATTCTTCAATGATTGTGTCTATTTTTCTTTTACAATAATTAATTGCGTCCTCTTCTTTTAGAAAGTAATCTTCGCCTTCAATATTGATAAAGTGCCATTGATTACCATCTTCAACTTGAATAGATTGAGAATATATCCCGTTTTCTTTTTCATAAAAGAAAGATAGTTTTTCAATAATCACTTGTTTAGGAGTTAAACAGCAAGCGTGGGTTTTTTTTATTCTAAAAGGCTCTTCTATGAAATGTTTTTCTAGAATGTATATTTTATCGCCTATTTTGAGATCTGATTTAATTTTAGATATATTCATGATTTTTTAATTATATTATAAATTGTTTGTCTACTAACTTCAAATAAATTAGCTATCTCTATAACTGATTTAGTTTGATATAGTCTTAATACTTGGTCTTTACTTACTTTAGATGGTCTACCAGTTTTTTTATTTGATCTAGCTTGACCTTGTTTTATTTTTTGGCTGTGTTCCTTGTGTTGTTCTGGGGTTAGTTTCATTTTATATATGTTTGTATTCGCCTATTTCTAAATTTCTTATTCTAATTCCTCTTTCTACATAATCATTTAATGACTTCGGTACTTTTAATGATCTATCTTTACTATTATACGTTTCATAAGCTTTTAATTCGTAATGTGAAAAAGTAGTCTCAAAATAACAAAAAAGCATTCCTTTAGTTACTAGTTTACCCTGTTTTTCCACTTTTACTATCCATGTGTTAGGCTCTTCTGGATTTCCTGCATGTCTTATTGCTTTGCCCCAAGTAAAACCTGCAAATATTTTGTTTTTACCTATTTTATTATTGATTGTCATATTTGTTTAATTGTTTTTAGCAAAAGCCCCCTCTTATATTATATGCTTATTTAACTTTGTTTAAATATCTTTTTTTAGTTTTGTTAGTTGTGTACATAATTAATACATTTGAACTACTGACATAATCATATCTTATTTTTCCTTTATAATCAGTTATATCCCCATTATTTAGCTTAGTTCTTACCTTTTTATTGTTTTGATAGTAAAATATTATCGGCTCTTTTATTAATTCCCCTCTCCAGTTGTTATACTCTGTTTTATTTTCTATATGGCTAAAGTTCATAGTTTTTTTAAGTTTAAATTAATTACATAAATAAGTTTATATTCTGTAATTCTAATTGTCAAGTAAATATGTGATTTATTTACATTTTTTATTGGTCATACATAAGTTTTTATCTTTTCGGTTGATTTTTTATTCTAAACTTCTATATTTAAGTATTATTAATTTTATTATTTAAATATGAGAGCATTTAGAATTTTTCCAGAAGGTTGTAAACTTAAGTATGGATTGATAGAGAAAGATATATCTGGTTATAAATACAACAAATTGACAGCTATTCGCTTTATTCGTCGCTACGGTAAAAGCAATATACATTCTTTGTGGTTGTTTAAGTGCGAATGTGGAAAGAAAAAAGAAATAAACAAAAGGAGGGTTCAAGATGGTAAAACAAAAAGCTGTGGATGTTTAAATACTAGTAGAGAGGATTTTATTAAAAGAAATACTACACACGGATTGTGTATAAAAGATGGAAAAAAAAGACCTGAATATCAAGTATGGTCAAATATGAAGATGAGGTGTTTAAATTTTAATAATAAAGGATATAAAAACTACGGAGGTAGAGGAATAAAGGTATGCAAAAGATGGAAAGATTCTTTTAAAAACTTTTTTGAAGATATGGGAGAAAGACCGTCAAAATATCATTCTATTGACCGAATAGATAATAATGGTAATTATGAACCTAATAATTGTAGATGGGCTACAAACTTGGAGCAAGGTAGAAATAAAAGAAAATTAAGATTAGTTACTATTAATGGGCAAACTAAATGTCTTGCGGAGTGGGTAGAATATTATAATTTAAATCAAAAAGAATTTAATTATAAGTTATATGGTAAAAAAATGACAGTATTACAGGCTTTAGGTTTAGAATGATGCCTCAAGCCTTATATTCTGGGGTTTATTTTTTAGCCTCAATTATGTTTTTAGGTAAGAAATTAGATTAATAATCTTTATTTGAATTTATAAGCTGTTATTATGCTTTTAGATTTGATCTTGAGGTTAGACACAGTAATCCCTAATAGAGAATTACTGTATTTAAATATGCTTTTGAGTTTTCACTGTCGGCATTAACATTCTGTTTAGCAACTTTAAAAAATAAAGTAGGTAGGTTATCCTGTCACCTTTATAGCTGAAATCCTGATTTTAATCAAACAACGGTCTTATGCTTAGTCCCCTTTAGCCAAACAGACGACACAAAGGGGTTATATCACTTTAGCACGAGAACTTAATAATTAATTAAGTATTCTATAAGATTGTGAGAAGTTTATCGCTTGACAAAGCCACTAGACTCGGACATCCATTTGTTTAGCGTGCTTGAATATCTTATAATTTTATGATCGCACCAAAAAGGCACGGAGCGGTAATTACTCCGCTCATTATCTATTATGAACACTTAAATTAATAAGTCAAGCTATATTTTAGGGGTTTTATTTTAGGGGATTTTCTGTTTTTAGATTAAATACCATTGGTATTCCATCATCTGATTTGATATTTTGCTCTAGATCTTGCTTATCTGCCCATATTGAGTCATATCCTTTAGCTTTGAATCTATTCTTCATATTAAAAACAAATGCTCCATTATTAAAACTATCTATTGCTCCGATTGTTCCTTTTCTACCCATTTCTTCCCACCACGCTTGACTTAGTGTCCTACCCTTTTTAATTGAGTCAACAAAGTCTAACTCGATTTCTCCTAAACTTTCTTTATCTGCTCTTACTAATTTATAAAAAGTTTCTTTTGTAATATCTAGTGTTACAATGGCAGCAATATCACTTTGCCCCTCTTTATAAGCATCTAATATCTTTTGTTTCATTTCTTCGTTCCAGATTTTAGGTATAAGTCTTGGTCTACCTGGAAGTTTTTTATCGTTAAGATTCTTATATTCTGCCATTAGTGATTCTTTGATATTAACAATACTAAATTACAGTCATTATAATATCTTTGGTTTACTTGTCAATGATTTATTTCATTCTAAAAAGGTATATCGTCATCTAGTAATTCTTCTTGTGGTTGGTATCCATTAGCCTTAGCCTGATTATGCTTATCTATTGCTTCAAATCTAGCTTGATTTATAATAATTCTAAAATCTGTTATTTCGTAGCCTTTCTCGTTTTTTAGTTCTTGCCCCTCTTTATTTCTCTTGGTATAACAAGCAAGATTNAANTCAGCTTCAAAAATATTACCTCTACTATCCAAAATGGCCTTTTGAGTTTCTATATCTATTTTACTTTTAAAAGCTATAAATGGCAAGTCTTTTGATACCCATTTATCATTATCTTTTGAGTTAATACTTGCTAATCCTGTAATGATTTTGTCGGTTTCTCTTATGTAAGAATTATTATTTTCAAATCTTTTGCTTGAGCTGTCCCACTTTTGTTTTGTTCTTATTTTTTGCATAATTATATTATTTTATCTTCTTTTAGTTTAATCCATAATTTAGCTGAAGAGGTAGATAGATTTTTTTCTTGATAACTTAAAAGTATTTCTAATCTTGAGTGATTAAAGTAATAAATGCTATTTTTAGAGATCATTAAATGATATATATTATTATTAACCTCTAGTATTTGTGGTAACTCGCTCAATATTTGCTCTAATGTATAGCAAGTAATTAAATCTTGTATTCTGTTTATTTCAAAAAATGGTAAATTATGATAGTAATGAGGTCTACCCTCCCAGTATACAAATTCACTTTCTGAATCATTAAAACCTAATTCTCTTAATTTTTTACTTGTTTCTAAGTCTGTGCAAATTCCTTTTAACATTTTATTTTTCTATATGATTTTTGATATAATATCTTTCTTCTAACCAAAAGATCAGCCATCCAACCAGATACATTGATAATAAAGTTGAAATAGTTAAATATAATCCTAATAACATAATTATTTA